GTACGAGTGTAAAGTCAATTTTTCTTATCAAGGAAACAAGTATTATAGGAATAACCTATACGACCTTGTTTTAAGCGATAAGATGAAAGAATTTATAAAGGTTGGGTACTTTACTGCAATCGTAGATAAAGGCGTTACAAAAGAGTTTAAAGGCAAAATAAAGAAGAAATAATATGGCTAATATTAAAATATCGGAGTTATCTCCATTAGTAACCGTTCAAGATGCAGATGTGTTACCTATTGTGGATAACGCAATAACTAAAAAAGTTACTGCTGCAATTCTACGAAGTTACACAGAAGGTAATTCAGTTTTATTAACAGGCGCACAAACTATCGCTGGGATTAAAACTTTTACTTCTCAATTAGCATCTTCGGTTGCTACTGGGACTGCTCCTTTTTCGGTTGCTTCAACTACGAAAGTAACTAATCTTAATGCTGACTTATTAGATGGTTTATCTTCGGCTGATTTCCAAGCTACTTTAAGTGGTACAGGAATCGTTAAATCTACGGCAGGTACTATTTCTTATTTAACTGATAATTCAAGTAATTGGAATACGGCTTTTAACGATAAGATTAATTCTGCTGCGGTTACAGGTAGTGGTACAAATACTTTAACCTTAACTCAACAAGATGCTGGTACAATTACTGCTACTTGGGTTAACGGAACTTTAATAAGAGAAATAAGAAACAATACAGGTGCAACTTTAACTAAAGGAACGATTGTTTATATTAGTGGTGCAACAGGTAATAAGCCAACGGTATCTAAAGCTATTGCAACAGGAGATTCTACTTCTGCGCAGACTTTTGGATTCATTCAAGAGGATATTGCTAATAACGCTAACGGATATGTGGTTGTTGTTGGTGATTTAACAGGTGTTGATACTTCTGCATTTAACGAAGGCGACCAATTATATTTATCTTCTACAACTGCTGGTGCTTTTACTTCTACTAAACAATACGCTCCTAATCATTTAGTTTATGTGGGTATCGTTACTCGTTCGCATCCAACTTTAGGACAAATTGAGGTAAACATTCAAAACGGCTACGAAATGGATGAGTTGCATAATGTGGCTGCTCAAAATCCTTCTAATGGCGATATTTTACAATTTGTAACCTCAACAGGTTTATGGACTAAAGTTGCAGGAAGTACAAGTAATATTTCAGAGGGTACTAATTTATATTATACAGATGCTCGTTCAAGAAGTGCTTTTAGCGAAAGCGTAACAGGATTAGATTATAATTCTACAACAGGTGTTTTATCAACTACTTCAGGTTACGGAATACCTACAACGGCTTCACAAGCTACTTGGGATACGGCTTATAATGATTCTATTGTAAGTGCTGCGGTTACTGGTACGACAACTAAAACTTTAACTTTAAATCAACAAGATGGTGGTACTGTTACTGCTTCTTGGACGGATATTAATACGGATGCGGTTTCTTCGGTATTTGGTAGAACAGGTGCGGTTGTAGCTACTTCAGGCGATTACACAACAACGCAAGTAACTGAAGGCACAAACCTTTATTTTACAGATGCTCGTTCAAGAAATGCTATTTCATTAACTACAACAGGCACTTCGGGTGCAGCTACTTACAACTCTACAACAGGTGTTTTAAATGTACCTAATTATGCTGATACCGATACAGGAATAACTTCTTTAAACGGATTAACGGCTTTAACCCAAACTTTTGCAGTAGGAACAAGTGGAACTGACTTCGGTATTTCTTCTGCTACTTCAACGCATACTTTTAACTTACCAACGGCTTCGGCAACTAATAGAGGTGCTTTAAGTAGTGCTGATTGGACTACATTTAATAGTAAACAAAACGCTTTAACAAATCCTATCACAGGAACTGGTACAACTAATTACTTACCAAAGTTTACAGGAGCAACTGCTTTAGGGAATTCTTTGGTTTATGATGATGGTACAAATGTTGGTATTGGAACTACTACTCCCGATAGAGCATTAACAGTAAATGGACAAATTTCATTAAATGGGGATTTAATAAGCACAAAAGGTGGGACTACTTTTAGAATAGGTTACGAATCATACACAGCAACAGGCGGTGTAAATATGTTTACAGAAGGTGCAGTGCCTTTAGTATTAGGAACTACATCTACCGAAAGAATGCGTATCACATCCGCAGGTAATGTAGGAATAGGTAACACAAATCCTACAAATGCTTTAGATGTTTATAATACAACTACTAACGCAAGAATTAACATTCAAGGAACAACAAATCCAGTATTATCTCAATATACTAATTCAAGTGGGCCTTTATATATTGGTATTGATGATTCGGCAGGTGCTAATTATACTGGAACTCCTTATGCAAGGTTTATTTATAGTGCATTTAATTATCCATTAGCTATTTTTACTGACGGAACTGAAAGAATGCGTATTACAGGAACTGGTAATGTAGGAATAGGAACAAGTTCGCCAAGTGAAGAATTAGAGGTTTACAAATCACAAAACGGTATCACAAGGTTATTAGTATCAAATCCCGACACAACAAATACAAATTCAAGAGCAGCTATAAATGTAAGTTCGGGTTCTGTTGTAGGAGAGATGGTTGCTATTACTGGGTTAGGATTATATTTTGGAACTGCAAGTAATAACTTTATATCTTTTATTACAAATGGTTCATCAAGAATGGATTTATCACAAGCAGGAAATCTTCTTTTAAACACAACCACAGATGGAGGCTTTAAGTTAGATGTAAATGGTACTGCAAGGTTAAGTGGAGAACTTTTAATATCTACACCAGATGATTCTGGAATGAGAATAAAAGCAGGTGCAACTCGTTTATCTTATATAGATTTTGCAGATGCAAATACTGGCACACCTTCGGGGTCAATATCTTATAATCACACTTCAGATTATTTTGTTATTAGTGTAGGTGGGTCAAACGCTGAAAAAATGAGAGTAAAAAGCAACACAATTAACTTTAGTTCATTACCTACATCAAGTGCAGGTTTATCAGCAGGAGATATTTGGAATAATTTAGGTATTTTATCTATCGTTTAAAAGTATTAATTTAGCAAAATGAACAACGAACAAATATATTCTATCTTGAGTCAAGGACTTAATATAGCAAACACAAAAGGATGCTTTAATTTAGATGAATCGGCAACGATTGCACAAGCATTATTTCAATTAAAAGAAGTTTTAAATTTAGTAGAAAAAAAAGATGATTCAATTAAAGCCGAGTAATGCAGGTGTTTTAGGCACTATTACTCAAATTGATGTATTAATATTACCTTTTGATGTTCAAGCGGTTACTTGCTCAACTTACTATAAGTTATGCGATGCCGAAGGGAAGTTATTAGCTGAAGGTAATTTAAGTTTAACAGAAGAACAATTTGCAAATTGGGGAACTGACAATAGTTATGTTTCTGATATTGTGATTAACGAATTAGGTTTAGAAAAAGCAGAATAATGATTAACTCGGAATTTCAGTTGGAGGTTGTTACAGACCTTTCAGTAGAGCCTGTTACCTTACAAGAGGCTAAAGACTATATGCGAATTTCTTCGGATTCGGAGAACGACCTAATAGAAGAACTAATAACTTCAGCAAGGGAACGAATAGAGAAGTTTACAGGACTATCTTTAGGGGAAAAAACTTTAAGAGCGTATTGGTTCTATTTTCACATTCCACAGGAGATTCCTTACGGCCCAGTTACCTTAATTGATTCGGTTGTAAATGATGATGATGTAGAAGTGGAATATACTGCTCGTGGATTGCAATATAAGATGCTTGAGGCTTATTCTACCACAGGTTTGACAATAGAGTACGAAGCAGGGTTTGCAGTCGCTCCTAAGGGCTTAAAATTAGCCATATTAAAACAAGTGTCTACTGATTACGAAAATAGGGAAAATTACTCTATTTATGACCAAGCTTACGAGTTAAGTTCGGATGCTAAAAGACAAGCACAACCATATTGTAGAAACACTTTATTTGGTATCTAATGAGAGCAGGGAGTTTAAGAAATCAAATCGCAATTCAGACTTTACAAACTGGTTCAGATGGTACAGGTGGTTACTTTGGTACATTTGTAGACCAAAAGGTAGTTTGGGCAAAGATTAGAGCAAAACAAGGCTTTAGAAATTTAGAAGATGGTAAAATATCTTTAGATAATATCTACGAGTTCACAATTCGTTATGATGATTACCCTAATTTATCTCAAATCAATAAAATTGTTTACAATAGTGGCGAGTATATTATTAAAGCATTCCAAGTAACTGATGAAAGAAAGAAACAAATAGTTATAATGACTACTTTAGGAAGGTTAATTGACCCTACTTTCTTCTTAATTACCGAGTTTTACGAAAACTTAATGACTGAAAATAACAACTTTATTGTAGTATAATGAAATTTAAAGTAAAAGGTACTTCGCAAGTATTACATCGTTTACAAAACATTTCTAAAGAAGCTGAACTATCGGTTAAATCTTCGGTGGTTAGAAATACTGACCAAATATACGCTCAAGCATTATCAAATGTACCTGTATTGGATGGGTATTTAAGAGGTTCGGGGAATACAAGTTATCAAGATGGGCAATTAACAGGTATAGTTGCTTTTGGTGGTAACGCTGCTCCTTACGCTCCTTATGTTGAATTTGGTACTGGTAGTGGTGTTAATGTTCCGCAAGGCTTTGAAGCTTATGCAATGCAGTTTTATGTTAATGGTAAAGGAACAATGAAAGCGCAACCATTTCTTATTCCAGCATTTATTAAATACAAAAATGTCTTTTTAAGAGATATAAGAAAAATTGCTAAAAAGATTAGTAAATAAATCGTAAATTTGTGGAATGAAAGATGTCGGAGAACTTATTAGACAAAAACTTTACGAAAGACTAAACGGTGCAATCGTTATAGACTTACAAGAAGTTCGGGTATATGATTCGGCATCAGTTTTAGCAGAGGCTTACGAGCCATATATTTTACTTTCTACATTTAATTCAACGGAATTAAGCGAGGGTAGTAAACAAAGTTATGGTCAAGAAGTGAGCGTTTTAATTGAGGTGGGTACAAGGTTTGACAACTCTTTTGGTGGTAAATTACTATCGGATAGAATATCAAACGAAGTAATAGAATTAGTTAGAACAAGGCAGGATGGGTATTTAGATTTATTACCTGATTGGTATGTAATCAGAACACTAATGGAGAGTACAAATACACTTGAACAACTGGTAGATACAGGAGTTTTAGTGCGAAGATTAATAAGATTTACATTTAAAATACAACAAGGAATATGAGCGTATTAAACGGTTCGGACATTTTACTTTACGATGCAGATTCAAATTTCCCTTTGATGTGTCAAACTAATGTAACTATTACATTAAACGATGCTATGATAGATGCTACTTGTAAGCAATCAGCAGGTTATGCGGTAAACTTACCAGGCTTAAGAGATTTTGCTTTTACGGCTGATGCTTTAGTTGATTTTGCGGAAGGTGGAAGCGATTTAGGTATAACAACTTTATTTGCTGCTTACGATGCAAGAACACCAATTAACATATTAATATCTAATCCTGTTTTAGCGACTGCTTATTACACTGGTTTAGCTTATGTTGAAAGTATAGAAGTAAACGCTCCTATGGAAGATGTGGTATCTTATACGGTATCTTTTACAGGAACTTACACAATAACAGATTAATTAACTTTAAAATAAAATAATATGGCAGTTTACAACGGCACAGCGCAAATCTTAAAAATGGATGGTACGCAATTAGCAGAATTAACAAATGTTACGATGTCAATGAATCAGGATGTATTCGAAACAACTTCTAAAGAATCAGCAGGTTGGAAAGAGATTATGCCAGGTTTAAGAGATATTACTTATACGGCAGAAGGTCTTGCAGATTTTCAAGCTACTAACAAAGATTTAGCAGATATTTTCACTGCATACAATAACAGAGCATTAGTTGCTATCATTTGGACTGATATGGTTACAGGCGATAAGTCGGTTTCTCAAAGTGCTTACATTACTTCTTGCGAAGTTTCTGCACCAATGGAAGATGTAACTACTTACTCTATTGAGTTTGCAGGAACAGGCGCACCTACATTTGCAACAATAGCATAAATAAAACAAACAAACTATGAACGGAATACTTGAACTTACTCTTAACGGAGAAGTAAAGCAGTTGAAGTTTTCTAACTATGCGTTAGAGACTTACACAAAGATAAGTGGTAGTGATATTGGTAATATTAAGGAACTTGGAGAAGATTACAGTCAGTTACAAATGGTAGCTGATTTAGTTTATTCGGGTTTGACTGGATATTACAGAGGTAAAAGTTTAATTATAGATTTCACATTTGAAGATGTAGTTGAATGGGTAGATGACTTAAGTTATGAAGGTCAATTACAAGTTATTAAGTGCTTTACCGAAAGTTGTTTGAAGATTACGCAAGAAATGATTAAAGCATTTAAAGCGATGTCTACCGAGCAACAAGGAGAAAAAAAAAAGTAACTTGGGATGATATCTTGGATTGTGCGGTAATGGACTTGGGTTTGTTGCCGCATATTTTTTGGGATATGACTTTTGTAGATTATTATAGGTATTTTATTTATAAAAGAAAACAAGATGCTAACGAGTGGGATAGAACAAGGACTTTAATGTCTTATATCTTAAACACACAAGTTGAGAAGAAAAATCAAAAGAAACCAAAAGAAATATTACCATTATGGATTGATATTTTAAGTAGGTTAAACAAGAAAATTACCATTACTACTCAAAAAGATAAAGAAGCGATTTTGGAAAAATTAAAGCCGAAAGAAGATGGTAAATGAAAAAATAGTAGTTGAATTAAGTGCTAATATAAAAGCATTAAAAGACCAATTAAAAGAGGCTGAAGGAGTTTTAAAAGGATTTTCTGATAATACAGAAAGTAATAACAAAAAAGTTAAAGATTCTTTTAATGGTGCTACTGAAGGAATTAAAAACCTTGTAGTAGGCTATTTAAGTTTAAATGCTGCAATTCAAGCAGTAGGTGCTTCTTTTGATAGAGCATTAAAATTAGATGCAATCAATTCAGCTTTAAGTGCGGTTTTAGGTTCTACTGAAGCAGCAGCAGCACAATTTCAACAACTATCACAATTTGCAGACCAATACGGTTTAAATCTTATTGCAGTTGGCGAGGCTTATAAAAACTTTGCAGCAGCAGCAGTTTCTGCAAATGTCCCTTTAGAACAAACAAATTATATATTTGAATCAGTAGCTAAAGCTGCATCGGTACTTAAATTGTCTAACGATGATTTAAAAGGGTCTTTGAATGCTTTAAGTCAAATGATTTCAAAAGGAACGGTATCTGCTGAAGAGTTAAGAGGTCAATTAGGAGAAAGATTACCTGGTGCTTTCAACTTGGCTGCAAAAGCAATGGGTGTTACTACTGCTGAATTAGGTAAAATGCTTGAGAATGGCGAAATTATGGCAGGAGATTTATTGCCTAAATTAGCTTTAGAATTAAATAAAACATTTGGAGATAAAATTACAGGTAATGTAGATTCATTACAAGCAAGTACAAATAGATTAAGTAATACTTTTACAAATGCTATTAATGATGGTCATATTGGAGAGTTTTTTAAAACAATAGTTGATGGTGCTAATAGAACTTTAGAAATACTTGAAAGTAAATCTTGGGGAGAGTTTTTTCATAGATTTTCTGCTGCAATTACAAGTAATACGGCACTTGCTGATTCTTATTCAATGGTTTATAATGAATTAAATAAACTAAATAATGAAACTAAAAAAACTAATGTAGATGTTTTAAAATCATTTGGAACACCTGCTGCATCAAAAACAACCGCAACTAAAACTAAAAGACCTGCACCAGGTTCATCAATGATGACCTCAATGGGCGATTTAACAGATGCTAAAGCTGGTATAGCTGCTCAAGAATTAGAGGAATTTAATGCGGTAGTAGAAAGATTAACTTTAAATGTTGATACTCTTAAAAGTTCTTATAATAGCTTATGGACTGACCCAGCAATGGAGGCTTATATTGCAAATTTAGAAACTATAAAAGGATTATTAGCAAGTGCTTTAACTACTGCTTTTAACGATGCTTTAGATAGTGGTAAAAACTTTTTTCAATCACTTGGTCAAGCGTTATTACAATTAATTAAAAAGTTAGTTATTGCTGCTGCGGTTGCTGCTTTATTAAGTTTCTTTTTAGGTGGTATTGGTGTTGCATCTTCAATAAGTGGATTTGCTCCAATATTTAAACAACTTTCAGGACTTGATTTTAGTCAAGGTAGTGCAACAGGCTCAAGAATAGCTATGCCAAGTTCTTCAACAGGTCAAGGTGGTTACCAAGTAGATATAATGGGCGATAAAATGAGAATGCTTTTAGATAATACTGCAATTAAAAATTCGAGGGTAATATAATGTTTTATAATCATCTTTATAATTTACAATTTAAAGGATTAGACCAAGTAGGTACTAATTTTTATTACAAGGTTAAGTTTGAAAAACAAGAAGCTACGGTAAGAACTCCTGATGTAATAGATTTAGTTCCAGCGCAAGATTCGCCTTTTGTATTAAATTATAAAGCAAGTAAAGACAATATTTTTGCACCTATTCGTGCTTCTTATGCCGATATTAAATGTTTTATCCCTTATAATTCTACCGTTCAGCCTTCTGATTTCTTTTTTGATAGTGATGAATATACTTTTAAAGTAAGTCTTTACGAAACTAACGGCACAACTTCTACTTTAAAATGGGTAGGATTTCTTTTACCCGATGTTATCCAATACGAATGGCAAGAACAATATTATCTTCAGCTTACGGCTACGGATAATATTGCAGTCTTAAAAGATATTAAATATACAAGAGAAGATTATTACGCTTTATATAATGACACAAGTGTTGATACTTGTATAGATGTTAATGACTTTGTTTGTAGGTTATTAAAAAAGACTGGGAGTGAATTAGATGTGGCTTTTTATAGTCAATTTAAAATAGATAGTACACTTGTTAATCTTGCAAACTTAAAGTTATCGGAATACTCTTCAGTTGATTGGGCAACATTTGAGCCAAAAGATTGTTATTTTCTTTTAGGTACATTAATGGAATCTTTAGGTTGTGTTGTTTATCAATCTAATAAAGATGCTACTTGGTATGTGGTTGCTATTAACGATTTAGCGGTAAACGATTTAGTTACTGATGGTACATTTAGTATAGATGGTTCTCCACTTTATGAATATTGGTCAATTAATGGTACTGTTATTAATAGTGCAACAGGAGGAATAAACGGAAGCCAATGTCCAAAAATATTTGGAAATAATGTTTCATCAGTTTATCAATCAATACCTTTTTTAGAAGCATTGTATGTAGTTTCTTTTTGGGCAAAAAATGATGGGAATACTCCAAAAGCAGTTGCAAGGGTTTATATTGATGGAGATGTTTTTAGTGTAACTACTACAAATGACTGGACTTATTATGAGTTTGAATTTGATGCACCAGGTGGAAATTTAGAAATAGCTTTTTTAAATGATAATCCTGATGAAATTGGTTATATGTTTTTAGATAATGTATCTATTAAACAAAAGTTTCAAAATGGTTTAAAATACGATATTGATGGAACTTACATAAGTGAATATACTTTTGATTTTTACTCTTCTATTGGTAATGCAGGTAATGTTAAATGGTCTGATGTTAACCAGGTAGTAACTTTAAACAAAAGATTAACCAATGTTCAATTTAACTATCCTTACTACGAAAGAAATTTAATTAATAACTACGGATTTTTTAAGGATTACGCAACAACAACTACAGTACCTACCGACTGGCAACTTGAAAGTCCTTTTGATTTTGCAAATGCAACAGGCGAAGATAGACCATTTGATAATAGAATTTTATCAGTAATAGAAAATGAAGATATTACAGGTGGCTTAAATACTGATATTTATTTATATAATACTTTTAGGCTTACAAATAATATTTCTCCTTTTGGTTTCTATAATTTCTTTGCTATAAAAGTAGAGTGTTCTGTTTATTTTGATGATGCGCACACAGATGGGGATGGTATTAATATAGCATTTGTTAAATCTAAAGATGGTACACCAAGTAGTTTTCCTACAAGATATTTAGATTCAACAGGTACTTATTATAGTGTTACAACTTCTTCTTTATGGAATGCAGTATTTAGGATGCCTATCTTTATGAGTGATAAGAATAGGTGGATGAAGTATAAATGCTTATCTACTTTTGACCAAAATAGTTTAAGTGATGGTACTACTTTATATGAGTTTGGTACTTTAGTTTTAAGACCACAAAGAAGTTTTGGTACTGCTACTGCACATCAAACCTATTTTGATGATATTAAGGTAAGTATTATTCCACAAGGATATAAAAATACAAAAGGCTTTATTTATAATGCTACAAATATTCCTAATGATTCTACTTTAGTTAAGCCATTCTCGAATACTTATAAAATAGATAAAGGTCAGTATCACGGTGGTATAGCTAATAAATCGGAATCTCAAATTATAGAAGACTTTATTGGTTACGATACAAGCGGAGAATTTAATTTAATACAAAATTCAAATAGATGGTTAAGACCTTGGGAAACTGCTTCAGAACTTATATTAGGCAGACCGATGCAAGAATGTATTACTCGTTCAGTATTATCTTTTTACCAAACTACTTGGCAGAAATTTACAGGTAATGTATATGGTAAAAATATAAACTTTGGGCAAGTATTTAATATTGCTTTAGCACAAGGCTTACATTTTATGCACGAGGCATCTTTTGATTATGTATCAAATAAAACAAACATAACCACACACCAAAGCCAAACTGATAAATTAGAAACAGGTTTTCGTTCTTGGTCTACTACTAAAGATGATACAGGCGCAGGTCAAGGCGAACCAGGAAGTACAACAAGTAGTATACAACAAGCAGAAGGATAATGAATGAGTTAAAAGAAATAAATGACCAGCTAAAGGCTTTGTCTATAAATGTAGAAATGATTAGCCAAGCCATTACAGGCTCGAAGCTAAATAGAAACGGCATCCTTCAAAGATTAGAATTAATCGAAGAAACTTTAGAAGATACTGAAAAAAGTGTCCAAGAAGTAAGGGATTATAATACTGGGATTAATTGGGCAGTTAGAATAGGTGCTTTTATATTAACGATAACAGGTATAACTTTTATTAAAGACTACTTATGGCACAAATAAGCGAAGATGGTTTAAAGTTATTAGTTGAGTTTGAAGGCTTAAAGTTAGATGCTTATCAGTGTTCTGCTTTGGTTTGGACTATTGGAATTGGTTCGACTAAATACGCTAACGGGCAACCTGTAAAGAAAGGCGATAAAATAACTGAAATAGAGGCTTATAAGCTATTCCTTGACACTTCTGATACTTACGCTAATTGTATTAAGAGATATGTCATTAGACCGCTTAAACAGAATGAATTTGATGCTTTATTTTGCTTATGTTATAATATTGGATGTGGAGCATTTGCAAAGTCATCTTTAGTTAAGTTTATTAATGGTGGTCAAACGATTGAAAAAATAAGAATAGGCTTCTTGATGTGGATTAAAGTTGGTGGTGTAGTTAGTAAAGGATTAATGAGAAGAAGATTAAGGGAGTTCAACTTGTATGCGAAAATTAAATAACACACTTTCAACTGTATTTGGAGCGATTGTAGCTATTGCGAATGCTTGGGTTACGATAGACTGGGATAATTTTGTTTGGTCTTTAAATACTTGTATTAAGCTATTTCTTTCGGCATTAATTGCTTTAGGTGGTTATATGACAACCATTAATCGTAAGCCTTTGAATAAAAGATAATTGCATTTGCTAAAATAATTAGTAATTTCGACAAAAAAACTATTATGTACAGACCAAGACTATCAGAAACTGAATACAACCAATATCAGTTAAAGAAACTTACCGACAAAAAAACCTATAAACTATTTGTATTTTCTGACCCTCACGGTTGGTTAGCTGACCTTAAATGTTTAAGGGTAATCAATAACATATTACAACACAATAAATTTGATGAAGTTTGTATCAACGGAGATATAGTAGACTTACCTTTTGTTTCTAAACATACTAATAAACTTTTTATGGATGGTATCTTAAAAGGGTATAACGAAGTAGAGGAGTTTAGATATACCGAAGAACAAATATTAAAGCCTTTAAGACTTTCAACAGATGCAAAAATTACTATTAGAACTGGCAATCACGATGAGCGAGTTACAAAGCCTTTTTTATTATCTAAAGGACAATTAGCAAGGTTAGCTATTTTATACAAACACTTTGAAAGTACAAAGTTTGAAGAGATGCTGCACCTTAAAGAAAATGATATGGTTTATGACCCTACGGATGTCTTTAATTACTTTGATATTTTTGATATTACTCACGGTTTAAGTTTAACAAAGAACGCAAGTGAGAAAAATATAATCGAATATTGGGGAAGTGGTTGTACAGGACACTCTCACAGATTAGGAATGCGATACATAAGAAATAGGCATAATATTAATGCTTGGTTTGAAGTAGGATGCACCAGGTTAATGGAAGCAGTCGAATATCTACCAACAGGCAAGATAGCGGATTGGTGTCAAGGCTTTTTAGAAGTTACTTTTAAAATAGATGGCGATAAGGTTTTATTCTTTGCTCAACCTCACGCTATTATTGATTATAAATGTGTTTATAACGGTGTTTTATATGGAGAATAAAGAAGAAGAAGTTTTCGATATGACTGATGGCGAGATTTTAGAAGAACTAAAGTTTTTTGTATATTTTCTTTTTGAATTAGAAGAGAAATCACTACTTTTATTCCCAAGTTATAAGACCTTAACACAAGCAAGGTTAATTAAAATGATAGATACCAGATTAGACTTTTTAGATTATGAACAAGACCAAGAGGGAGATGTTAGTTGAGAAACTTAAAGAATTATACAACCAAATAGAAATAGTTAGAAGAGAATTAATAACCGAAACAAATAAAGAAAAACTAAAAGAGAAACAAAATGAAAACTATCGAAGAAATTAACCATCTTGAAAATTGCGAATGCTCGGAGATTTGCACTAATTGTAATGTTAAGTATCAATTTAAACCTATCGAATTAACTGGTAGTAAAATAGCTGATATAGTTACAAAGCCTAAATACTACAAAGTTGAGATTAAAGGAGTGCCTATTGATGTGATTGATATAGCAAACGCTTATAATCTTTCTTTTATGAAAGGTAATGCTATTAAGTATATTTTAAGAGCAGGTAAAAAGGATTTATTAGTCCAGGACTTAAAGAAAGCTATTGAATGTTTAAATAGAGAGATTGAGTATGAAGGCGGTAAGTAGGAATATTACTTTATTTTGGTTAAATTTGCGAAAGGAACTTGATGTTAGTTTAAATTATGGCAAAGAAATCAAAAGAAATAAAAGAAGACTTAAATATAGAAGTAATACAAGAAATAGAGCAGGTAAACCCTTTGACTATTTCCGAGTGCTGTAAAGCTGAATATATCTCTTCAGGTACTAAAGTTTATTGCTCAAAGTGCAAGGCAGACTGCCGTTTAGAAAGACAAAAGAAACTAATTAAACTATGGAGTCCAAAAGCATAATAATTCTATTGGTAGTAATTTTACTATCATCTTCTTGCAAGTCTAAAAAGCTGGTAGAAACTACTAAAGTAGATTCGGTTATAACTACGGTTCAAAAGGTAGAATTAGCTACGGATTCAAGCGATATTGAAACTACCGAAGAAATAGCTTATGTTTTTGATACATTGGTAAATCATCAAGTTACACCTTTAGAAGCTATTAGAGGCGATTACAAGTACAAACTAAAGGCAATCCATATAAAGAGACACATTAAGGAGCGTAAGCGCTTACAGAGCCTTAAAATCGATAAGAAAGAAAACAAGGCTATAAAGGTGGATAAAACCACAATTCAAGAAGAGAAGCCAAAAGGAAATAATACTTTACTCTTAATCTTGGGTATTGGTGTTGTAGTTTACCTTATTCTTAAAAAACTTTAAAATTATTCTATTTGATTATCAGCGAGTTATGATTTATTTATGGCTTTTTGTAAAAAATGTTTTGGATATTAAATCTTAATTAAGATATTTGAATACCGAAACAAACCAAACGGTCTAAAATTATGAAAAACATATTACAATTTACAGGATTAACAGAATTAGAATTTACAAAAATTTATACAGATGCAATGAATAGATTAATGAGCATTGGATATAAAGAAACTGAAGCAAGAACAATAGTAATTAATGGAATTACAAAATCATTAGGATTATAAACCAAAAGGGGTGCAGCATCCTACACTGCATATAAACTATGTTAAATTTCCAACAAGAACCATCATTTGAGCAAGGCTTAAAAGATGCAATTAACAAGCTAACTAATCAGCTACCAAGTGTACAAAAAGACCCTTATCAGTCAAGACAAGTATACGCAAGAATCCAAGTTTTTAAACGAGCCTTACAATTATTAGATGATTTACCAAAAACAACAAGCACTACAAATTAAGTCGCTGGGCATAGGGGAGACTATGCAAGTGGACAAACGAGAAGGCAACCGAATTAGAGCCTTACTATCGTATTACAAAACTTATAACGGCAAGACTTACTCTTGCAAAGAATTAACCAAAAATTGTTTAACCATTACTCGCAAAAAATGAAAAAGCTTAAAAATCCAATTATCGAAGAGATTAACATAGTAGAAGTTGATTTCCAAAACACTTATTACACCGAATACACCGATGGTTTTATTGTTTACCACCATAGATTCAAACAAGCAGATTTAAGGTTTTGGGTATTAGAAAACTACGATATTTCAAGAGGTCAAGTAAAGATTGAATTAGACCCTACAAGTATGGAACAGGCAGAAAATCCTATTTACTTTACTCAAGATGTAGAAGAATTTATTAACGAGAACTACGAAGAATTAATTTTAGCAATCTTAAAGCAGCCAGTATTGGCTTGTCAATCTACTTTTGCTAATACATTGTATGATATTTGTAGACCACGATAATGAGCATTATAACTGTACACAAATTCATTAATAATCCGCCGAAGGAAAGTAAGCTGGATAAGTTAAAAAGGCTTTATAGACAAACTTTAGAAGATGGTAATTACTGCAAATCAGTCCAGGCTATGTATCTAATTAATAAAGTTAAAGAAGCTGAAATACAAAGGGTTACAAATGATTATGAGCATCACATTTCGAAGCAAATAATTAAAAATAATTACCTTAATTTAATTAAATAATTAGTATCTTTAAAAACCAAAACTTAAAACTATGTCATTATTAAAAATTCAATCAGAATTAAAAGCACCTAAAAACCAATTCAATTCCTTTGGGAAATACAAGTATCGTTCTACGGAAGATATATTGGAAGCAGTAAAGCCTTTACTTTTAAAGTATGAATGTACGATGACAATATCGGATAACATTCAAGAAAAAGCTGGGATTATTTTCTGCGAAACTTTTATTTTATTAACAGACAAAGATGGTAAAGAGTTTAGTTCGATGTCGGCTGCTGGGATTGACCCAAGTCGCAAGGGTATGGATATTGCACAGAGTTTTGGTGCGAGTTCCAGTTATGCTCGGAAATATGCTCTTAATGGTTTATTCCTTATTGATGATACCAAAGATGCTGATGCAACGAATATGCACGATGCAGTCAAAATGGTAGAAGAAAAACTTAAGCCAATCTTAAAAGTAGGTACGGAATTGTTTGACAAATGTAGAGCAGGTTACCTAAAGGATGCAAAGAATTTAATTGCTATTCAAGAACGCTATTCTATGGATGCAGAAACTTTAAGACTTTTAACAAATAAGCCAAATGAAGTTATTTAAAGCAAGACCTTCATCGTTAGGGAAACTAATGAGCAAGTCAAAGAAGCCAGGCGAATTGTCGCAAACTTGTATAACTTATCTTAAAGAATGGTATGCTGGGGATAAGGAAGAATTACAATCCAAGTATCTAACCAAAGGTATTTTATTAGAAGATGAAGCTATTAAGTTTGCATCTAAAGTTTTATACGGTGGTATTGAAGCCTATAAAAACGAAGATATTTATTCTAACGAATGGTTAGTAGGTACTCCCGATGTAATCCTTGAGAATTCTATCATAGACACTAAATGTGCCTGGAATAGAAAAACATTATTAGATTCAGCTTTAGAGTTAAACACGGATTACGAATGGCAGTTAAGAGCGTATATGATGCTATGCAATAAAGATTTTGCTACATTATTCTATTATCTTGGCGATACACCTGCTGATGCTAATTACGGAACTAAAGTTAGCTATTCACACCTTGAAGACTTTGAACGCTGGGTATCCTACGAGTTTAAACGAGATATTTCTATTGAGCAAGAAATCATTGAGCGGATTGAACTTTGTAGGAACTGGCTTCAAAAATACGATGCCGATATACAGGCAAGAATTGGAACAAGAATTATAACCCTTTAAAAAAAAATAAAATGGCAACAATTATCAACGCATCTATTGATGTAACAAAGATTGACAGAACAAAGTTAATTAAAGACAAGTATTTAAATTTATCTATCATTGTTGATGACAAAAACGATAAGTTTGGTAACAATGTTTCAATCACATTAAGCCAATCTTCAGAAGAAAGAGCAGCTAAAGCACCAAAGACCTATATGGGCAATGGTAAAGTAGTTTGGGGAGTAGGTAAGTTAGATGTGGCTACAAATGTAATTACATCTGAAGATTCAAGTTTACCCTTTTAATTAAAGAAATTGGTGCTGCTGCAAGCGTTCTTTTTGCACCAAAGATAAGAGGTGTCTGCGCAATATTAGGGGAAAGTTTAACAATTTTAGCAGAGATTAACACCCAAGTACTAATGAGTAGCGTTAGTATTTTAAAATTATACGAGATGGATTTTTTAGAAGAATATAGAACTGGGAATGTTACAATAGAGGATTTAAGCCAAAAGTATAACATATCCCAAAGGCGAATAAGAGAAGTCTTAAGAGCCAAAGGAATAAGAACAAAGCACTTAAAAACGAAGAAAGTAACTTTAGAAACAAATGCTATTTTTAATGACTTTTTAAAGGAGTATTTAGTTGAAGGTAAGCCGATTAAGCATTATGCAGAGAAGTTTAATGTACCGTTATCTTCGTTAAATAAAAAGCTGGATAAATACTTTAAATTGCGAAAGAAGTAGTATATTTGCAATGTATTAGATATTTAATAGGAAGTTGAGAGCTTGTTAAATATTATCAAATGGTTATTAAATAACCTGAAGCCCGTCGAAACTCTCAACCGATGGGTTTCTTTTTTTTAAGATTATGAGTGGATGGATTAAAGTACACAGGAAGCTAAAAGACCATTGGATTTGGTCAGACCCTGTTAAGTTTCAATGGTGGTTAATAATGCTACTGGAAGTCAATCACAAATCAAACAAAATCAATTTAGGCTTTACTATTTTTGATGTTAAAAGAGGTCAATCAGCAAAGAGTTTACGAACTTGGGCAGACCTATTTAATAGCAATACAAAGACCGTTTCTATGTTCTTTTCTATGTTAGAAAGTGATGGTATGATTACTAAAGAAACAATAGGAAAAGGGAAACAAAGCACAACCCTTATAAACATTAGTAATTATGAGTGTTATCAAAGTACTGAAGAAACGCAAGATACTACGCTAAACACTACGCAAGGGAAACGCGATAGGGATACAAACAAGAATGATAAGAATGAAAAGAATGAAAGAAGTAAATTTAAAGTTCCTACTTTAGAAGAAGTTTTAGCTTACTTTGAAGAACATAAATACAAAAAGACTGAAGCAGAAAAGGCTTACCATTTTTACAACAATAGAAACTGGAATGATTCCAATAATAGACCTGTAAAGAATTGGAAACTTAAAATGCAAGAAGTTTGGTTTAAAGAAGAAAACAAAATAAAAGTACAAGCACCTATAATCCCTACATTTTAAGTTTCAAATTCTTTACA